GAACCGTGCGGGTACGCGTACATGGGGGATCGCATTTGCCCGCCAACCGGGCAGCAGGAAGCCGACGCCAAGGCCGAGTTCTGGCGCTGCCAGGACTGGACCGACGACTTGCTCGACCGCGCACTCGGGTTCACCGCCGAGGACGAGCCGGTCGGACAGCTGGAGCTGTTCGGAGTCAGCGCATGATCACGCCCTACTACCAAGACGAGCAGGTCACCCTGCACCACGGCGATTGCCTCGACATGCTGCGCGCCGACGACTACGGATACGACTGGAATCTGGGGTACCGCTCGGCGCGGATGTTCCCCGACAACAGCGTCGACGCGGTGATCACGGACCCGCCGTACGGCATCGCGTTCATGGGCAAGGCCTGGGACCAACCCGGCGAATTCGGGTCACAACGCAAGAACGGGACACCGGCCGTCACCCGCCGCGAGCGCCCGAACCGTGACAGCAACAGCGGTGCCATGGAGGCCGGCCGCTACGACCTCTCGCCGGCGGCAATGCTCAACTTTCAGCGCTGGTGCACGGCATGGGCCACCGAGTGCCTGCGCATCCTCAAGCCCGGCGGGCACCTACTCGCGTTCGGTGGCTCGCGCACCTGGCATCGGCTCGCGGCCGGAATCGAGGACGCGGGTTTCGAGATTCGCGACAGCATCGCATGGCTGTACGGCTCAGGGTTCCCGAAGTCGTTGGACGTGTCCAAGGCTATCGACAAGGCGGCGGGTGCCGAGCGTGAGGTGGTCGGCACTCATCATCGGCACGGTGGTGGCTCGGCGGTGTCGGGTTCGATGAGCGGCCTGCTTGGTACCGATAGCGAGCTGCCTCTCACGGCCCCGGCGACCGTCGCCGCCAAGCAATGGCAGGGCTGGGGTACCGCACTCAAGCCGTCATTCGAGCCCATCGTCGTTGCGCGGAAACCTTTGGCGGGCACCGTGGCCGCGAACGTGCTCGAGCACGGCACCGGGGCGCTGAACATCGATGCCTGTCGGATACCCACCGGGGACAAACTCGGCGGCGGCTCAACTACGCGCGGCCAGCGGATGAAAGACGGCTGGCACCGGCCCTGGATGGACGACCCCGACATGGTGGCGGCGAACGCCGAGCGAAGTCGTGCATCGGTGGCCAGATCCGAAGAATTGGGCCGTTGGCCAACCAACGTCGTCCTCGATGAGCATCAGGCCGAAGTACTCGACCGACAGAGCGGCACGTCCACCAGCCGCGTAGGCAAGCCGAGAGGCGCCGCATCCGGCGCGGGATGGGGAATGACCGCTACGGGCGCCGAGTATGCCGACGAGGGTGGAGCTTCCCGTTTCTTCCCCGTGTTCCGCTACGAAGCCAAGGCGCCCACCTCGGAGCGGCCCAACGCCGACGGTGTGCAGCACCCGACCGTCAAGCCGCTCGACCTGATGCGCTGGCTGGTGCGGCTGGTGGCCCCAGTGGGCGCGGTGGTGCTGGAACCGTTCGCCGGCAGCGGCACGACCGCCGAGGCATGCGTTCTGGAGGACCGCCAGTGCATTGCGATCGAACGCGAGGCCGACTACTTGCCGCTGATCGTGTCGCGGCTCCAAAAGCCAATGCAGCAAGGGTTATTCGGGCTGGAGGCGGGCGCATGAAGCACGCGTTTTGCGACAGGTGCGGGCGCTACTGCGTCGTGCGCAACCACCGAGATTGCGTGTGCCACGACTGCGAACTGGGCATGAATTCCATAGCGGCAATGCTCAACCCGCGCTGGGCACGCCCGATGACTAGCAGCGAGATCCAGCTCGCCCATACCTGGCTGATGATCGAACTCGGCTCGAAGGCGAGTGCGTCATGACCCGCACCCCCGAGAGCACCAAGGCATACCAGGCCGGTCTGTGCGTGGACTGCAAGACCAAGCCGCACAGCGCCGGTCGGCCCCGGTGCGAGAAGTGCCATACGAAATTCAGAAGGGGTGAGTAATGGGCGACAAGACCGGCATCGAATGGACTGATGCCACATGGAACCCGGTTACAGGCTGTGACAAGGTGTCTCCCGGCTGCGATCGTTGCTACGCCGAGACGTTCGCCGAGCGTTGGCGCGGCACGCGGGGGCACTATTTCGAGACCGGATTCGATGTGCAGCTGCGACCCGACAAGCTCGACTTGCCGCTGCGCTGGACCAAGCCGCGCCGAATTTTCGTCAACTCGATGTCAGACCTGTTCCACGACAAGGTGCCTGACGAGTACATCGCCCGCGTGTTCGCTGTAATGGCCTTGGCCGATCACCATACGTTCCAGCTGCTCACCAAGCGGCATGGACGAATGCGATCACTGCTCAACTCGCACGAGTTCGGGATGATGTTCCAGGAAGCCTGGGAGAACGAACCGGGGCCCGATGGCCCCGAGGCATATAGCCCGCCCTGGCCGCTACCCAACGTCTGGCTAGGGGTGAGCGCCGAGGACCAGAAGCGCGCAGACCTCCGAATCCCAGCGCTGCTCGATACCCCGGCCGCGGTGCGGTGGATCAGCGTCGAGCCGCTACTTGGACCGGTCAACCTTCACACCGATCCGATCGAGGCCGGTACGCCATTCTGGGGTAGCCAGCTCGACTGGGTGGTTGTCGGCGGTGAATCCGGGCCTGGTGCAAGGCCGATGCATCCCGATTGGGCGCGCTCGCTGCGCGATCAGTGCGTGGCCGCTGGTGTGCCGTTCCTGTTCAAACAGTGGGGCGAGTTCCGGCCCGTGGTGCCGAGCGATGGCGACGTGACACCGGATCGCTACGTCCAGTGCGAGACCGGCCGCAGTGTGGATGACGACGGCATGTGGAACGTGAGCGGTGGACATTGGTGCGCCATGAGGAAGCTCGGCAAGAAGCGCGCCGGGCGCGAGCTGGACGGGCGCATCTGGGACCAATACCCCGAGGTCGTGGCGTGATGCCCAAGCGTATCCAGCGCAAGCGCACGGCGGGCTGGAGGATGCCCGAGGGCGCTATCTACGTCGGGCGGCCGAGCCGCTGGGGCAACCCAATCCGAATCACGTCGGAACGCGGACGCTACTGCCAGATGTACCGCGTCCACGGCTCACCCCTGGACCTGACCGGCGGTCCGTCCTATTGCGACATGGCCACCGCACGGCACTTCGCGGCATGGCTGTTTGAGTGCGACCTACTCAATGGCCGGTACCCGAACTACCCCAGCCTCGATGAGATCCGCGCCGAGCTGGCCGGCCATGACCTCGCGTGCTGGTGCCCACCGCGGCGTGTGAGCCCGAATGGCTCCCTCTGTGAAATCAACTGCCATGCCGATGTGCTGCTCGAACTTGCCAATTCTCAAGACGAACAAGGAAGTGTGACCCCCTGATGTGGTTCCCCGTCGATGATGCGTTCCACTCACACCCCAAGGCGCAGCGCGCCGGAGACGAGGCGCTGGGCATGTGGGCACGCGCCGGATCGCATTGCATGGCCTATTTGACGGACGGTTTTGTGGCCGAATGGTGGGTAAAACAGCAGCCGAAAGGCGCTGCAAAAGCACGAAAACTCGTCGATGCGGAGCTATGGCGCCGAGGCGAAAATGATGGCGAGCCGGGCTGGTGGTTCCACGACTGGAAACCAGAAAACCTCAAGGTCAACATACTTGCGGCCAGGGAGCAGGCACGTCAACGGAAGGCTAAGTCACGCAGTCGGTCACGCGTGACAGACACCGTGACTCACGCGTCCGGTCACGCGTCTGTCCCACCAACAACACCACCCCACACCACTCCACACCAAGTAAGTAATCAGTTGGTAGGGGATCTTGCGTTGGTAGACGCCCGCGAGGACAAGACCCCCCACTGCTCGAAGCATCCCGACGGCACAATCGCGCCCTGCGGCGCCTGCGCTGACGCGCGGCGTGCCCGAGCCGAGATCCACCGCGCCGAAAGCGAATCCGAGCAGCAGGCAGCCCTGGAGGCCAAGCTCGCTGCCATCGCACTGTGCGAGATCTGCGATTCCGACGGCTACGACGGCACCCGCGTCTGCGATCACGTTGACCGAACCGAAGTCGCCAAAGCCGGACTCGCCAGAGCCCGCGCAGCGCTCGAAAATCCCCCCGCCGCGACCGGATAGTCCCGAACGGCCCGAAAACCCGCCAGCGACGACCACAGCCCCAGGAATCGATATGCGAACGGAGACACGATGACCCAGAAAACGGACCCCGAGCGGTTTACCTGCCCCGGGCTGGAAGAGGGCGGGCGCGTGGCCATCCAGCTCACCGACGGCACGCCGATCGAGGGGTACCTCTACGACGGCCAGCTGCACGACAAACCGCGCAAGCCGTCGCCGTCGGCCTACACCCTCGATTCGGTGTTCGCCTTTCGCAATCCCCTCGACCTGAAACTCGATACCCCGTTCTGGCCGAACCGTCCACCTGCGCCCTGGCGGATCTACAAGCGCGACGGCGAGTGGCGCATCGAGAAGCGGCTCACTGATGGCTACGAGGCCTGGTGCCGGTTCGACTCCAGCACCGAAGCGTTCGCCGCGTTCGCTGCCGGGAGTGCGCGATGAGTGAGCGCGACCTCGATGGGCGGGTGCTGAAAATCCGTCGCTGCCGACACAACCAGCGCCACTACCGCGACGAGTACGGAAACCGGCGCTGCCGCGACTGCGACGCCTTCGTGCGACCGGTAGCCGGTGCGGTGATATGCGCACCACCCAAGAGGGACGGGCGATGAGGCGCACGCGCCCCGGCGACGCTGACCGGATAGCCGAGCTCTGCTCCGAGGCTGGTAAGCCGTTGCAGCCCTGGCAAATTCAGTTCCTCACTAGGCTCGAACAGCACGATATCGATGTCCAATTCGCCGAAATGGTAAGGGGATTCAACCGTTGACCAAGTGCAAGCGGTGCGAACGCGCAACCGATCTGTTCGTGTGCAAGGCCTGCATATCGGAGCTGCGCAAGCGCCTGGCTGACCTGCCGTGGTGGATCGATCGACTCACCGAGACCGCTGTCGGGCAGGCGAACCTGGGCGACGGAGCACGCAAGGGCGAGCGCCGCGACGTGCTGCACGGCGACGACACGCTCGTGAGCCACGTCGAGCCCTTCCCGCGCGACAAGGACACCACCCCAACCCCGAGGGACCACCGGGACAGACACCAGGCGGCACTGTGGCATGCCCTGGCACTCGGCCGGGTCAACGGACGCGCCAGCGACGAGCTCGACCGAATCCACAACGCACTGTCGACGACCATCCGCGACATGTGCGAGACGCGCGGGCTGGAGGTGCCCGAGTTCCGCACCCGGCCAAGGCCTCTGCCGGTGGTCGTCGAATCGGGTGCACGGCGGCCGGCAGATCGGTTCAGCCTCGATTCGGCGCCGCCGGCCCGGGCGGGCTCGTGTCGACGGTGCTTCGTCACACTGCCCGCCTCGGCGGCTGGGCCACTGTGTGACGACTGCGACGGCGCCCCAGAGATGTGCACGGTCGACGACTCCCCCGCGGATGATCTACGCGTGACCTACGCCGGAAGGCGCGGCGACGAGACGCATTCGATCGCGACGACGGCGCGCATGGCCAAGTGGCTGCACCGGCACGCGTCCAATATCGCGCTCCAGGAGAACGGCGCCGAGATCTGCGACGAGATCGAGCAGGTGTACCGGTCAATTACACGCGTGGTGAACCGCCCACCCGAGCCCATGACCCTGGGGCCGTGCATCACCGACCCGGCACCCGACGAGGTGCTTGCCGAGCGGGGCCGCAAGGGCGACAACTCAACCCGGTGCGGGTACGCGCTCATGGCGCCGAGCCACAGCGGCTGGATTGTGTGCCCGCAATGCGAGGTCCCTCGGCTGGTCGATGACGTGCTGGCGCACAACCTTGGTGAACTCGACGACCGCAACGCCACCGTGCGCGAGCTCGTCGACGTGGTACTCCCCCGGCTCAATGAGCACGTGCCGCAGTCGACCATCGAGCGGTGGATCAGGCGCGGGTGGGTGCCGGTGCGAGGCCGGGACGCCGAAGGGCACCAGATGGTTCGCATTGGGGACGTTCGCGCGGTGCGGGGCGAGAGGCCGAGGAATGCGAAGCGATCGGAGGCGAACGGTGTGAAAGTTGTTGTGAAACCGCGTCAGGCGGGCAAGACCGGGGAAGGACCGCTGGCATGACCGAGTACTACGCAGCGGGCGATGCCCTGACGATCACGGTCATCGGCGAGTAAGCTGTAAACAGTACCTTGACAGAAAATGGTTGTAAACGTATCATTTACAACGTGGAGATCAGGGGGAGTGCTTACAAGCACGGGTTTGAGGATGAAGACATTCTCCACGCATGGCGCAACCAGACCGTCTTCGTGCTCCTGGAGTACAAGGGTGTGCTCCAATACCTCGCGATCGGCCCGGCGCGCAACGGTGCGCCACTGGAGCTGATCATCCCGACTGATGACCCGAAGCGCATCATCCACTGCGACAACCTTCGGGAGAAGTTCTACAAGTACCTCTAGGGAGGTGGTGATAGCCGATGAGTAACACGAACGCTGAACACGACATCGAGGCCTGGCTCGACTCGATCGAACCCGATCCCGCCGAAGCGCGGGACGCGACACACATCCGCCGCATCATCGCGGCCAACGAGAGGTTCGACGCGGCCGCGACCGAACTGCGAGACGCGGTAGACGCAGCCCGCAAAGCTGGTGATCCATGGGAGGCCATCGGAGTCGCCTTGGGCGTTACCCGGCAAGCCGCATACCAGCGGTTCGGCCTTCGTGCGGTTCCCTCAAAGAAGGCGGTACCGGCCAAGAGGGCACGCCCGGCGCTACCCCGGTTCGCGCCGGTTGCTGCAAAGAAAGCAGCCCCCGCCAAGGCTGCAGTTGCCAAGAAAGCCGCTCCAGTCAAGAAGGCTGCCGTCAAGAAAGCAGCCGTAGCCAAGAAGACCGCCGTCAAAGGAACCGTCAGGAAGGTGTCGGCCAAACAACTTTCCTCACGCAGACGCGGATAGTTCAACCGCTACGCGAAACCCCCGGCCTAGCTGGGGGTTTTCGCGCATCTCGGGCTATGTCAGACCCTCGGCGTAGAACTCGCCCATGGACGCATTCACGGCCATCTGCGAGGTCATCAACGCAATCCCGGACTTCTTCCGGGAGAAGCGGCTCGTGCGCAATGAGGTTAGGCAGGGTTGGAGTGACGAAACGGTGGTCTTGTCGCAGGCAGAGATCGCCGTGAAGGTGGCGCGGGCACTGTTGCACCGCCTCGGCGACAGGGGCTATCAGGTGGTCTGGCTGCCACCGGTCAACGAGGATGAATTCGGCACTCGCACGGTGCAAGTACCGCTGTCCTTCCAGCCATGGGCCGACGGCGAAGTACGGCTCAACGAGCACGGTACGGGCGTAGTGATCGCACACGTACCGTCGCGGCTGCCCATACGGGATGCACCCCAGCTGGCAGCGGCGCTGCTGGCAGCGCATCGTGCGACACGCACCAAACCGGAGTAACCGCTACTGACCTGCACATATGGCAAAATGAGTCCCAACATGTCGGTGGGACAACTATGTCTACTGCATGAAACCCCGGCCTAGCTGGGGTTTTTGTCGTTTCTGGGGCGATGTCCATTCCGCCCAACCTCATCCCTTAGCCCGAGGGGGACTCATGAAGCGCACCATTGCCCGCGCGCTGCGCAGCCTTGCGAATCGTCTCGACCCGTCGCGCGGCTGGACCGTCAAGGTCGAATATGCACATGCCGCGGCCGGGCGAAGCGCTGGTGACGAGTTCAGGCAGCGGATGCAAGCACCTGGAAACCCGTTCCTCTGATGGCTAATCAGCTCTTGGTGGATCTGCTCACCCGCACGTTCGCTTCGGGAGCCCTTCAACATCCCGGCGACGCGAACAGTCCCGCACGAGTGATTCCGATTCCCGGCTTCCGGGCGACCGGTATGCCTGATGATCAGGCGCAGGAAATGATCGGCCAGGCCGCAAAGCTCTGGGCTGAGGCCATCGAGTCGGTCATCGATGGCGAATTCGATGTACTCACGAAAGCCGATGCGGCACAGCTTCGCCAGGACGCCGCAGAAGCGCCGGACGGCACCCGAATCGTCACGCTGTACGACCGCACCGACCACCAGCGCGCCACGCCCTTGTTGGTGCTGACGGTCGGCAAGACCGACGACGTGACGATCGATACCCGTCAACTACGAAAGTTCCTAGCCCAATGAGCAATATCAAGATCACCGTCGACGGCAAGGTCCTCATGGACACCGACCCGGGTAAGTGGCGTTCCACGCCGCCGGATATCCCCGACCTTAAACGCCAATCCGGCGGGCAGGGTTGGGGCCTGGCCGTGATGGTCACTCTCGCGCAGGCGGGCACGCTGGCCGAGCTGGGCCAGCCCATTGGGGATACCACGATGACCATCACTACCCGCGCCAACGGCTGGACGCTGGATGTGGAGCAGGACGGCAGCGAGCCATCCGTCGCACCCGTCAAGGTCGCGCCAGCGCCTACTGCACCACCAGCGCACGCCGAGGCCGATGCAAGCGCTGGCCGCCAAGGGTTTACGTCGGATGCGCTGATCATGGATGAGCCCTATGTCGCCGAGGCCCGGCCGTAAGGCCAGCACCACCGATCGCGGTCTGGGCTGGAAACACCAACAGCAAGCCGAAGGGCTGTTGCGCCGTCACGTAGACGGCACCCTGTGCTGGTGGTGTGGCCTACCGATGTTCAAAGCGCCCTTGCTGGAGCGCAACTGGGACCGCAAGCAACTGGCCGCAGACCATAGTCAGGCTCGGGCATTCGGCGGACAACGCGCCGATCGCCTACTGCACGGCATCTGCAACAGCCAGCGCCAGGACGGCAGACATGACGCGCACAGACCCGCAGTGCTCGACGTTCATCCATCCGAATGGTCCGGTGCCCTTGCGTCACTGGGCATCACCACCGCGCCCGTCATCACTACCGACAACCTGGCGATGGACTGGTGACGCTCTACCTGGTGACCGGCCCACCTGCGGCCGGCAAGTCCACATGGGTACGACAGCACGCCAAGCATGGCGACATCACCATCGACTACGACGCCATCGCCTCGGTACTCACGCCCGCAGGTGGAGACCCGCACGACCCGCCGCAGCACGTCCGCTCGGTCACCAAGGCCGCTCGGCTGGCCGCGATCGATACGGCGCTGACGTTGGCGGGCCAGTGCGATGTGTACCTGATCCACTCCATGCCCGGCGAGGGCTTGCTCGCGCGCTACCGATCCGCTGGCGCGCAGGTCATCACGATCGATCCTGGTCAGAGCGTGGTCATGGCTCGATGCAAAGCCGAGCGACCGTGGCGCATGGCGCAGGCAGCAAAGCGGTGGTACGCCGACCAGTCGCACAGCAAACATCCCGACCCTGCCAGCAAACACGACGGAGGTGTGATGTCGTGGTGATCGCCAGCCGATGGGCCGAAAAGCTCCTGACCAGCACCGATACACATGCCCGAAAGTGCCATAGCCGCAGGTCAAAGCCCCTCCCCCTGAAATTATCCAGGTGGGGGGCCTTCCTGACCCCCGGAGGCTCCCGTCAGGTTTTTTTTGAACGCGGTGAGCGATGACAGCAGCCCCGAAACCGGCAAAGGCCACCGCTAACTCAGCAAAGACTTCAGCTAAGCGGGCAACGCGTCGGCAACCGGCCTCCGAGAAGACCGTCGGCCAGCGACTCATCGAAGAGTTGTCACAACCCGACGACCCCTACCCCTTGCGGCTCATCATCGAGCAGGCCGGATACGCCGCCGACTACCTCGCCCGGCTCAACGCTCTACTGGACGGCGACCGCGACTGCTGGCTACAGCTCAAGATCGGTGCCAAGACCGTCGAAGTGGTGGTGAACAACGTGCTGGTGCAGCAGCGCCAGCAGGCCGAGCAGATGCGCAAGCTGATCACCGAGGTCTATCGCCAGCGCGCCGCACTGCCGGATGATCCCGATGACGACGACGTGCTCGCCGGTATCTGACCTGGCACCGCGTGAGTGGCCAGAGTTCATCGGCTTGTGGCCACGCCTGAAGGGCAGTCAGACACCACGATTCGAGTCCCGACACCCCGGCGATGAATCATGGGGCGACCGGGCGGCGCGCTTGGGATCGCGAATTGGCGTGCGCTGCATGCCCTGGCAGTGGCTCACCTTACGCGCGGTGCTCTCGCTACAGGAGCCCAACGAGTGGGGCGATCGCGTCTGGACGCACCGCGACGTGTGCATTGAGTGCCCACGTCAGAACGGCAAGACCCTGATCGTGGTGCTACGCATCATCTTCGGGATGCTGGTGCTCGGGGAGAAAATCGCCTACACCGCCCAGGAATGGGAGACAGCCAAGGACGTATTCGGCCGCTGCGTCGATGTCATCGACCGCATCCCGTCTCTCAAGAAACGCCTACGCTCCGAGCCAACTTCGGCGGGCAACCGCGGGCTGATCAAGCTCGGCAACGGCGAGGCCAAGTTCGGGCCGCGCACCGCCAAGTTCGGTCGCGGTCTTACCGAAGTGGATCTGCTGATACTCGACGAGGCCTACGACCTCACCGCGCAAGCCGAAGCGAGCTTGACCGGCGCGACCCGCGCCTCGACCAAGGCGACCGGGCCGCAGATCTGGTACGTCTCAACACCTCCGGTGGCCTCGGTACACCCCAACTGCCAGATCCTCACCGGGATGCACAACCTGGGCCACAAGCGGTCCCCGGATCTGTACTACGCCCTTTATGCGGTACCCGAGGGCACCGAGCTCGGCGATATCGACGCGTACCGCCTGGCGCACCCCTCCCTGGGTGTCGTCGGCGATGAGCACGAGCTCGAAGCCAAACGGCGCAAGGCCCGCACCGCCGAACAGCGGGCGATCTTCACCGCCGACTACCTCGGGATCGGCGACTACCCGCCCGACGAGGACGAGGTTGGCTCGCCGATCCCGAACTGGAGCGACATGGCGAACGCCGACGCGAAGCTCACGGGAGCCCGCACCATCGCGGTGCGGCGATCCTGGAACCGTCAGGTGTGGTCAATTAGCGCCGCGCAGATGGCCGAAGACGGCAACATCCATGTCGAGGTGGCACCGTTGCGCACCGGTACGCACTCCGAGATCGCCGAGTATCTGGTCGCCAAGGTCACCGCGTGGAATCCGGTGGCGCTGGTGATCGACCGTAAGAACACCGCGCAGGTACTTGAACCGCTGCTCATCGCCGCCGGTATCGAGCCGCTGATGATCGGCACGTCCGAGATCGCGCAGTCCTGTAGCGGTTTCCTGGCAGACGCCGATGCCGTCAAGTTGTCGCACAGCGATCAAACAGTGCTCAACGACGAGGTGGCCACCGCCAGCATGCGCGAGCTGCCGGGCGGCGATTTCGTCTGGGCCGAGGAACCCAACGGCGCAGGCATGCCGCTGATGAACGTGTCCATGGCGCACTGGGCCCTTCGCAAGTACGGAACCAAGGCGCCCGCCAAGACCGTCAGCGCCCGCACCGGGGCCGCACGAGAGCACCAATCACACCGGCATAGCGCCGATTTCGACGCAATGAGCGCCGCATTCTGAGAAAGGGGGCCGAGCATGGCCGATCAGCAGGCACCGAAGAAGACCGCCGCCCCGCGTACCGAACAGGGGTACGTGCTCAGCTCGGCCGGCGCGACCGGCTGGGGTGGACCTATCGACCAGTTCGAGCAGACCACCGACCTGATCTGGCCACTGTCGGTGTGGACCTACACGCGCATGGTCCGCGAGGACGCCCGAATCTCATCGGTGCTACGGGCAATTGGGCTGCCCATTCGCCGCACCGCGTGGCGTATCCGTCAGAACGGCGCCAGCGATGAGGTCACCGAGTTCATCGCCCGCAATCTGGGTCTACCCATAGAGGGCGCAGCCGACGAGGACGAACCCCAGGCGCGCACCCGTGGCCGGTTCTCCTGGGATAAGCACCTGCAGCAGGCCCTCATGGCGTTGCGGTACGGGCACTCGGTATTTGAGCAGGTCTACCGCCTCGAAGGCGAGGGCGCCAACATCCGCGCCGTGCTGCGCAAGCTCGCCCCGCGCCCCCAGGTGACCATCGCCAAGTGGAACGTCGACCGCGACGGCGGCCTGGCCTCGATCGAACAACACCCCTCCAGCTGGTTCACCATGACATCGAGCGGAGTGGCGATACCCGCTGGCGGGCCAATGGATTCGATCATTCCCATCAACCGGCTGGTTGTGTATGCGTACGAGCCCGATCCGGGTGTGTGGATCGGCAACAGCCTGCTACGGCCTGCCTATAAGCACTGGAAGCTCAAAGACGAGCTGATGCGCATCGAGGCCGCCGCCGCACGCCGCCACGGCATCGGCGTCCCGTGGATCAAGGGCAACGAGAACGACTCTCAGGACGAAGAGCGCATGGACGCGCTGCTCGATGTCGCCTCTAAGTACAGCGGTGGCGAGTCGTCCGGCCTGGCCCTGGCTGAGGGCCAAGAGGCCGGGATCATGTCGCCATCGGGCACCCCGATGGACCCGCGCCGTGCGATCGAGTACCACGACCACCAGATGGCCCTGGTTGCGTTGGCGCACTTCCTGAATCTGGACGGTAAGGGCGGCTCGTACGCGCTGGCCAGTGTGCAAGCCGACACGTTCGTGCAGTCGGTCCAGACGGTCGCCGAAGACATCCGCAACACCGCACAGGCGCACATCGTCGAGGACCTGGTCGACCTCAATTTCGGCGAGGACGAACCGGCGCCGCTGCTGGTGTTCGATGAGATCGGTTCACGCCAGGACGCTACCGCCGCGGCGCTGCAAATGCTGGTCAACGCAGGACTGTTGACACCCGATGCCCGTCTTGAGGCCTTCATTCGCTCGGCCACTGGCCTACCCGGTCCCGACCCCAACGCGCCCGAGGCCGAACCGGAGCCCGACGACGAATCCGCCGCCGCGCCCCACAACAGCGGAAGGCCGGTGCGTGTGCGCACCCATACCCGAGCGCGCCCCGGCGGCGCCAGCACGGCCACGAGGAACGGAGACCCGACGCTGTGGTGACCAAGAATCGCACGGCGGGCCAACGGCCCCCGTGGTACAGCATCCGCAACGCGGCCAAGACCGATGACGGCCCGGCCGAGCTGCTGATCTACGACGAAATCGATTCGTGGTACGGCATTTCCGCCGAACAGTTCGCCCGGGATCTGGCCGCGATCGACAACGATGCCATCACGGTGCGCATCAACAGCCCCGGCGGCTCGGTGTTCGACGGCATCGCCATTCTCAACGCGCTACGTGATCACCCCGCCACGGTGACCGTCGTGGTTGACAGCCTCGCGGCCTCGATCGCCTCGGTGATCGCGATGGCGGGCGATGAGATCGTGATGAACCGCAACAGCCAGATGATGGTGCATAACGCCTGGGCGGTGTGTGTCGGAGATGCCCGCGACATGGAGAAGAGCGCGGCGCGACTGGCCCAGCACAACAGCAACATTGCGCAGATCTACGCCGACCGGGCAGGGGGCACCGTCGAGGACTGGCTCGACGTGATGGCTGAGGAAACCTGGCTGCTCGCCGACGAAGCGGTCGAGGCCGGTTTGGCTGATCGTGTCGTCGAGTTTCCCGAGCCTGACTCCAAGTCCGCTGCCGCGCGTGCATCGGTGTTCGATCTGTCGGCGTTCCGCTATGCCGGACGCCAGTCCGCGCCTGCGCCACGAATTCCGCTGGTGCACAACAAGACCCCTCGGCCCGAAAAGGGCGAGGTCAACAGAGGAAAGGAGCCCATTGTGGCAACCCTGAATGAGGGCCTCGCCAAGCTGCTCGGTATCGATGCCGACGCCGACGACGAGACCATTTTGTCTGCTGCCGCCGAAGCGCTCGAAGAGCGTGCCGATGACGGCCAGGAGAGTGACGAAACCCCGCCCGCTGCACCGACTTTGGAGCAGGCCACGGCGGCGCTCGCCAAGGCCGGTATGACGGTCGTCGAGCGGGCCCAGTACGAGGCCACCGTCGCGGCCGCGCAGGCGGGCGCCGAGGCGCGCGCACAGCAGTTGCGCGAGGGCGACGAGCGTGTGGTCGATCAGGCCATCGCCGAGGGCAAGGTCGCCCCGGCGCGTCGCGAGCACCACTTGCAGGCGCTCGCCGCCGACCGCGAGGGCCACACCGCCGTGCTGGCCGCGCTGGCACCCGGGGTGGTCCCTCTCGCCGAGACGGGGCACTCCACGCAGCCCGCAGACGGTCCGGTGCCCAATGACCTGAGCTGGTTTGACTCCGCGCCCACCGCGCCGAGTTCGGAAGGGAAGGAATAGATCATGACCAACGAGAACGTGGGCGTCTACGAGCCCGGCCGCGACATCACCGGCCGCGCCACAGCTGCCGTCACCGGTAAGCGGTTCCTCAAGATCAGCGGCAACCGCACCGCCACCGGCAACATCGCCGTGGCCCCTGCTGATGCGGCGGGCCGGGTGTGCGGCGTCTCCAAGTACGACGCGGCCAGCGGCGACATTGTTGGTGTGGCGCGGGGCAATTCGCGTGTCACCTACGTGACCGCCGACGGCGCGCTCGCCGCATTCGATGAGGTCGAGGTCGGCACGGCTGGCAAGGCCAAGAAGTTCGCCAGCGGCGTCGCCGTTGGCTACGCACTGTCCGCGGCCGCCGATGGCGCCGACGCCGAGATCAGCCTCTACTAGGAAAGGGCTACCCACCATGACAACATCTCCCGTCGCGTACCCGCTGGGTGCGCCGGTCATCAATGACAACAAGATCTCGGTCGACCTGGCATATAAGCAGCCCGGCCGAATCACCAAGCGGCTCTCGGACCTGACGCTGCAGAAGTTCATTGCCCCGGAACTGTTTTCGTCCTCGGGGGCGAGCACCACCGCCGGGGCGATCATCTACGACGTGATCCGCATCAACGAGCTGTACACCAAGAACGATGTGGAACAGCGCGGCCCGTCCGATGAGTACACGATCGTGCAGGGTGAGCGCACGCAGCCCGAGGTCGCCAAGTCCGAGGACTGGGGCGGCAAGTTCTGGATGTCCGATGAGGCGATCCGGCGCAACGACCGCGCCCAGATGGACCGCCTGACCACACAGCTGGCGAACACACTGGTGCGCAAGATCAATCAGCGCACCGTGGCCGTGCTGGAGGCCGTGATCGCCAGCCTCGGCGGCGCGGGTGTCATCCCCGGACACGACTGGGGCAACGTCACCCTGACCGGCAACAACCCGACCCCGAACAACGCCCGGCCATTCGCCGATATCATCGCCGCGCAGCTGGCCGCCGATGTCGAGGAATTGGGCTACGTCTACAACGTGTGGGTCGTCAACCCCGTGCAGTACGCGGACCTGCGCATCGCCTACGGCCCGGACTTGCCGCAGATCCTGGCCGACGCCGATATCTCGATGTTCCGGTCCAACCGCGTCGCCAACGGCACCGCCTACGCGGGTGTGCGTGGCGGTGTCGGGTTCCTGGACTACGAGCAGATGCTCTCGACCGAGACCTGGCGCGAGCCCAAGACCAAGCAGAACTGGGTCCAGTCTTCGGTGCTGCCGATCATGGGCGTCACCGACCCGTACGCGGTCAAGAAGGTGACCGGATTGAAGGGCGCCCCGTAATGCCCGAGGTCACAGAACATCGGGTGACTGCGGCGACATGGGAATACCTCACGCCCGCAGGCACTCGGCGGCGCGCGTTCTTCGGCGAACTCGTCACGCTCACCGACGAAGAGGTCCAGCGCGGCCTCGCCGTCGGTGCACTCGGCGCCCAGCTGCCGGCCGAATCGACCGATCCCGAAAGCGACTCGGCCGAGGCGGAAGTCACCGATGACGGCGACACCGACAGCGGCGACGGTGGGGATGGCGATCCCGGCTCCACCGCAGGCGATTCCGGGAACCCGAGCCAGGCCACCGGTACCGAGGGTGATGCGCCCCGTAAGAAGCCGCTCAAGGCCGCGACCAAGCCCGTCCTGGTCGACTGGCTGATGGCCAACGGCACGTATGACCGTGACGAGCTGGAGGCACAGGAGAAGGACGACCTGTGGGCGCTGATCGAGGCCACGGACTAGTTTCGTGACCGACTTCCTTGACGTAGAGGCGTTCGCCGCCATGTTCCGGCCGCTGTCGGCAGCCGAGAAACTGGTGGCGGCGCCTCTACTGACGGTCGTCTCCGATTGGATACGCGACAAGAAACCGGCCATTGCCAACGATGACCCGGCGGCCAAGGTGGTCACATTCGAGGTCACCCGGGACGCGCTGATGTATGGCGAGTTCGGCCCGGTCTCATCGTTCACCAAGACGGTGGCTCATCGCACCAAACAGGCTGCGATCGATCGCGAAGCCGTCGAGAAGTTCATCGCACGCCGCCACTACCGCATGCTCGGCCTGGCGCTACAGGCCAAGGCGCGCGGCCACTTCCCCAGGGGTGACTACTGATGGACACCCTGGGCGGGCAGCGGCTCGCGATCGTGTGGGATGTGCCGGTGCTCGACGGGCAGGGCGACCCGATCCTGGACGAGTACCGCAAGCCGCAAGTCACCGAACGCGTTGTATGGGTCGATAACTGCCTGTTCGAGGTGCAGTCGACGGCCGAGGACAACCAGGCCATCACCACCACAACCACTGAGCAATCGTGGGCGTTCCTGCCGGTCGTCGATGGCCATATCCCCGCCGTCGACGGCACCGGTGCCGCCGCGCCCGTCGCGGTCGCCGACATCCGATCGGCGCACCGGATTCGCCACCTGGACCGCGATCACAGCATGGTCGGTGACGCGGTGCTCGAATTCGACCTCGACGGCCACGAAGATCATGTGTTCTGTATCTGCCAGCGCAGGGTCGGCTGATGGCCGCAGATCGCAGACCCAACCCGCTGGTCGCGTTGGGTGTGCCGCAGTCCGAGATCGACAAGGCGATCCACACCTCGGCGCAAGCCAAAGCCGAGAAGGCGCGCGTCGGCAAGGAGATGGCCGCACACGCCAAGTCCATCTCGCCGGTCGATCACGGCGACTACGGCGCGGCGTGGAAAGTGCAGCAGGGCAAGGGCCGTGACGATGACACCAAGGTCATCAACGACAACTTCAAAGCCCACTGGATCGAGGACGGCACCGGGGGCACCAGCCCGACACCGGAGTTCGCCGTCGCGGCCCGCACCGCCATCGCGTTCGGCGGCACCGCCGCCGATGTCATCAACAGGCCCGACTGATGACCGTCGCGCTGCATGAGCAGATGCCCCCCAACGCGATCGTGATGATGCTCGCCCACCTCGCACCGCTGGGCCCCTGCGACATCGAACGCAAGCCCGACGATCCGCTGCCGTTCCGCCAAGTCAACATGATTGACGGCACCTACGACGCGAACCTGTTCTACTGCACCGCTGTCCTGTCGATCCACACCTTCGGCAAGACGATCACCGAGGCGCAGCGCGAGGGCGCCAAGACCGATCGGCGGATCATGCTGCTCGGTAGCGAGATCGTCGATGTGCCCATGCCTGACGGCACGGCCGCCAACGTCGACTACATCGACTTTCAGCAGCTCTCCACGCTGCGCGAATACAAGGCCGACAACGCCTTTCGCCTCAAGGCGATCTGCGAACTCGGCTTGTCCTTCATCTAAACGTCGCGGTCCCTCGATCGCGTCGCGGCGCTGTGCCGCACCAAATCGCCGGAATCTGTTCCCCTTTCCGGTTCCTCACCCAAGAAAGGAGCGTCACATGACGCAACCCACAACCGGCGTTGACTGGAGCGACGGCGGATTCAACGACGTTGATAACCGGTTCGCCATTCGTGGCCCACTGGTGGCCGTGCTGATCCGCGACTACCGCGGCGCCGCGACCGATATCAGCCCGCACGTGTTCAACCCGCTCACCGAGGACGGCAAGCTACGCCCGGATCTGTTCGCGCAGCGCAAGATCGGCGGCGAATGGCGCACCAACCCCGAGCCCAACCAGGGCTGGCTGTTCATGGGTGCCAACACCAAGACCGGTGGCCCCGAGCGCGAACCGAACGTCGATGTCAGTCCGCTGGAGATCTTGCAGTCGAATTACCCGATCGAGAACGACATCACCAAGATCGGCAAGACGGTGAAGTTCACCCCGATCGAATCGCTCAAGCCGTTGGTCAAGCGAGTGCGCAACAACCTGCCGCTACAGGACGAGGACGGCAACCTGCTGGTCGAGGACGCCGGTCAGAAGGACTTTTTCGTCGGCACCCCGCTGGAGGCCGATTTCGTTCCCCGCCAGCTGCTTTTGGTGCGCGCACGGTCCCGGGCCGGCGGCAAGCTGTACACCGTCGAGCCCATCCCGCTGTGCAAGCTGACCAAGATCGGCGCGGCCAAGATGGACAAGGAAGACGCCGACGCCGCCGAGTTGGAGTTTTCGCTCGAACCTGACCCGTTCTTCCTGATCCCCGATCCGCGCAACCCGGGCATCCTGATTCCCGGCCTGGATGGCGAATGGGTCGGCGGCAAGGGCTGGACCACGATTCAGGGCGCCCCCAAGGTGTCGAACACCCCGCCGACGGTCACCCCCGGTGCCGCCGGTAAGGCCTCGATCGTGTTCGCCGACCCCACGGGCGCCGGTGATCCGTTCACCTTCGTCGCCGAAGGCACCATCGATGACGGGACCACCTGGCTGCCCGCCGAGCTCGATGGGCCCGCGGTCTCGTCGGGCGGCAACACCACGGTCAAGGTCAAGGGCGTGGCGGCCGGTGCGACCAAGTTCCGCGTGAAGGTGACCGGCACCAACGGCGCTTCGGTCTACACCCCGAAGTCTGCCGCCGCGACCATCGCCTGATGAACCCTCACCTGGCGGGCGTTGGGCTGCGCTCGCCAGGTGAGCCCCACCCCCATTCCAGCCCGAAACCCCAAGCCCACCAGCCCGAAAGGAACAATCATGAGCTCCGAAGACACCAAGGACGTTCTACACCCCGTCGACCCCAGAAAGGCACGCGAGCAGGCCGCCGATCACCTCGGATTCATGGCAGGTGTGCCCTTTGATCTCGGCGACGGCGAGATGTGGGAGCTTCCCAACCCGGCGTTTCTCGATACCGAGCAGCGCAAGCGGTACCGCGACTACCAGCGGGACATGAAAGCCCTCGACAAGGAAACCGTCGATCATCCTTTCATCGACGGCAAGACCATCGAGCAGAACGTCTATCCGTATCTCAAGGACGGCAAGGATTACGACCCCGACGAGCAGCTGTGCATCGCACTCATGGGTGAGGACATCTACGCCAAGTTCCTCGCCGCGGGCGGTGTTCCCGGCCAGATCGATACGCACTGGAAGGTGATGCAGCGCCAGCTGGAGGAGCGGACAAAGATCGACTCCAAAAGTAATTGAGGCAGTAGCGCTGTGGTGCCGTTGGCCCAATGCGATCGAGGCTGATCTTCGTTTTCGCGGTGTGCGCATCGCTGATTGGCACCAGGGCACCCGCGATGAGCGCGGCGCCCTGGTGCTTTCCAGCCGCCAACTACTGTCGCTGATCCACCAGCTGCCCGAAGACTCAGAGTTCAAAACCCATGCGCCGCCGCCGTTTGGGCGCGACGGCGACTGGACGGTCATGCAGAAGATTGCCGCCGAGACACACAACGAGCTCGCGGCATACCGGGCCAGCCAGTACGCGGGCACCCCGCACGAATACATGTACACCAAGTACTCATCGCCGCTGGATTCTCGCAGACAGCACGAACTTGACTCCGCTGAAAACGAATTCATCGAGTCGGCGCGAGAAGAGTTGCTAGATGACGTGTTTGGCGACCAATGATCAGGAGGTGAACCATGTCCGTGCAGATACCCATCGGTGCCGCCGCTGATCATCGGTCGTGGAAGCGGGTCGCCGATGACGCCACCCGCACGTTCGGCAACGCGGGTAAGGATGCCGGCCGCGATTTCGCCAACGCGCTGGCGGGTAGCTCCAAGGATGTCGAGAAGTCCCTTAAGCGCATGGGCGACAGGGCTTCTGATGCCTACGACAAGGCAGCATCGGCCGTCGGGAAACTCAAGTCCGAGGAATCCGAACTACAGCGGCTACGCGACCGCGACGCCGACGGCGCACGGATCATCCGCCAGACCGAGAAAGTCAACGACGCGCGGCGCGCCGAGGCTCGTGCTGTCCGGGACGCAACGCAGGCATACCGCGAGTATCAAGAAGCTGCCGACGAGGCGAGCCGACGCAACAACACCAACCTTGTTGACGGCATGCGCGCCCAGGCTGGCCAGGCCGCCCAGCTCGGCCGCGACATGGGCAATGGGTTCTCAGGCGGATTCACCCACGGGGTAAGCAGCGCGGCCTCGATCGCCCGACTCGGCACCGCTGGCGGGCCAATCGGCGCGGCCCTGTTGGGCTTGACCGCCGTAGGCATCCTCGTCGGAAGTCGGCTCTCCAACGCCATTGCCGAAGGCATGGCCACCACGGCCACCACCAAGTTGTTCCAGGGCCGCATGGGTCTGGATGACACCTCGATGAGTAATTACGCCAAGGCCGCCGGTCAGTCCTACGCCAACAACTTCGGCGCCTCCGTAGCGGACAACCTCAGCGTCGCTCAAGCGGCCCTGCGCAACAACCTGATCAAGCCCAACTCGCCCGATGACGAAATTCAGTACACGATTCAGCAGCTCCAAGGTGTGGCGCAGGTCGTCGAGAAGACCCCGCAAGAGCTCGCGCATTCCGCGACCCAACTCATGCGGACCGGCCTTGCCAATAGCGTCACCGAAGCGCTCGACATCATCACCGCGGGCTCACAGAAGGGCTTGGACGTAACCGGCGACTGGCTCGACTCTATCGGCGAGTACTCCACGCAATTCCGCAAGCTCGGCCTGACCGGCAGCGAGACAATGACGCTGCTCAAGCAAGGCATCGAGGGCGGTGCCCGCGACACCGACAAGGTGGCCGACTCCCTCAAGGAATTCAGCATCCGCGCGGTCGACGGCAGCAAGTCGACCAGGGAAGGTTTCGAGGCGCTGGGGTTCAACGCTGACGAGATGGGACGGCGCTTCTCCGCAGGCGGCGAGCAAGCACACCAAGCATTTGCAGCGGTGCTCACCGGACTACGCAATCTTGATGACCCGGTTCAGCAAGCCCTTGTGTGGCAACGCCTTTTCGGCACCCAGTGGGAGGACATGGGCGATGCTGTTAACAAACTCGACCTCGACCCGGCTAAAAACCAGTTCAAGGATCTGCAAGACACCTCGCAGCGATCGACTAAGACCGCGACGGAGACGTTCAAGTCCGAATGGGAGAGCGCAACCAAGACGGTCGATCAGTGGTTCACCGACCTAAAGACCAGTATCTCGGATTGGTTCGTGGATCTGCCTGTCATCAGGGACATCCCGACGATGATCAAGGATCTGTTCAGTTCCTCACCGCCACCGCCGCAATACGCCGCACCACTCGGCGGTACGCATCCCGGTACCGACATCCTGGCCAACACCCTTCCCGGCGCGCCGGGCGCAGGCTCAACCGTCCTGCCTCCAGCACCCGGCGACAACTCAGCACGCACACTGCTCGGCAGCGCGCTCGCCCCCGGGACCGCCCTGCCCCCGCCGGATGCCCAGCGCGGCAATGCTGTCGATAACGGTCCACAGGCAGGCGACAGGAAGCCGATCGCACCGGCCGGGGACGACGACAAGACCAAGCCCCCGATCGATCCGAGTCTTTGGTCGGTGGAGTCAAAGCCCGTCGCCATGCCGCCAGGATTGGCAACCGCGCCCACCGCAGCGCCCGGGGTGCTCGTTTCATCTCCCAAAGGCGGGCCCGGGCTCGGTCGCTACGAGGTCGACCCCATGCGGGTGTATGACGCTGAGTCGTCGGCGATCCGGGCCAAGAACTCTCTGGAGCAAGACCGCATTGCGTTGATCCGGCTGGAGCAGCAGGGTAACGCCGATCAGGACGCACTACTGCGAGCGCGCAACCAGGTTGCCGACGCCGAACGCTCGTACGTTTCGGCGCAGATGAAACTGGCTGAGGCGCAGCAAGGTACGTGGAAGAAACTGGAGAGCTCTACCCAGGGCCTCGCCGACGGCATGGGCCAGATCGGTGCGGCACTGGACAAGGATTTCGGGATCTCCAAGGGCCTGCCGGGGCTGGCCGAGAATCTGACCAAGTTCCTGGCCAACATGGCGGCGGCCCCGATCCTTGGCCAGCTCGGCGCGGTCAGCCAACTCAACCCGTCCAAGGGCGGATACGGCGCTATGGGCATCCTGGCCGCCCAGGGCGTGTTTGGGCCGCAGTACACAGGTGTTGCCCAGGACGTTGCCATGGCGGGCATCGGGCCGATGGCGCTGCAACAGGGTGTAAATCCCAACCTCGCCGCGATGTACGCATTGGCCGCGCGTGGCGGAAAGTACGCTCCGGCATCTGATCTGCAGAACGGGCTGGCCGACTGCTCGGGTGCCGTCTCGGATTTGGTGGAGGTGCTGCGCGACGGGAAGTCCTCACCGGCACGGCTGTTCGATACCACTGCGTTCGCCACCGATGCCAGCGCTGCCAAGCTCGGTTTCCTGCCCGGATATCAACCGGGGGCCTTCAATGTCGGTGTGAATCCCCTGCCGGGGCAGCAGGGCCACATGGCCGCGACGCTGCCCAACGGCATGAATTTCGAATCTGGTGGAGGACACGGCCCGATGCTGGGAGGCTCGGCGGCCGGTGCCCTCGATAAGCAGTTCCCCAAGCAGTACTACATGCCCCTTGGTTCGGGCACGTCGAGCGCACCGTCGCCGCAGCCGATCGGGCCCACGGTCGATTATCGGGCGCTCTACCCCAAGACGGCCGGTCCTGGCTTAGCGGTCACCGATCCGGTGATGAGCGATCCGACGTTGACCAATCCCGCCCTGACGCCGGGTATTCCGGCCGCTGGCGGCGGGTGGGGTGGGGCTACCGGGCCTGCGCAGGCGTGGAGCCCGTCATCGACGCGCATTGGTGGTGTGGAACCGGCGACTGGTTCGGGCGCGGGCGGGGTCGGTATCACTCCCGGCGGCACCATCGATACTGCGATCGGGATGGCCGCCTCGGCGGCCGACATCTTCGCCCCGGGTGCCGGGCAGGCGGCGCAGACCGGAATCAAGCTGGCCAACAGGGCGATTCAGTTTGGTGCGCAGGCTGCAGGTATCGGGGTGCAGGGCTTGATGGATACGGTGCTGCCGACCGCGGGCTCGGAGCTGGCCAACAAGAGCTGGCTGACCAAGATCCTCGGTGGTGTCGCTGGTGCTGCCCCGGCGATCCCGAACGTGGCCGGCAAGGCGACCGCGCCACCGAACCCGAATCAGGGCGACCCGAACGCCCAAGGCGGCCCCGTCAAGGCGGGCGACACCAACATCCACGTCACCAACAACCGCGCCACCGAGGACGGCACCGGCCGCGATATCGCGTTTCATCAGCAGGCCCGCAACTCCGGGCCGGGGATGTGACCGTGACGATCCGCTATCCGGCCAACCCCGTCACACCCCATGGCTGGTATCACCTCGTCAACGGCGAAAAGCCCATGATGCGCCTGACCGCCTTTGACGGGTCGGTCGAGATGTTCATGATCGGCGGGTACGCGATTCCCGACCCGTACACGGCGCCAGAAGCCGTGCATTTGATCGACCTCGAAGGCCTCATCGCGCCATGGAAGCACGTCACCCAGAAGGGTGCGACCGAGGATGGCGTTCACCATATCGACGCGTTTTTGGATCCGGTCGAGGTCAAGCTCACGGTCAAGTGCCGGGGCCGCAACGCCGCGCGCACGCGCCGGGTCTATCGGCATCTGATCGATTCGCTGGACGCCATCAAGTGTTCCCGGCTGGACTTTTTCGATCACGATGCCGGGTACTGGTGGGCCGACGTGCGTTGGTTCCAAGGCGGGCAACCCGATCCGGTTTCGGCTATGCGCAAGGGCACCTCGCAGAAAGCCACGTTGCGGCTACAGGCCGACACCGGCACGTGGAAGTCGTTCGACCATGCGGACTCGTTCGCGTTCACCTACGACGCGATGACCGACACCTTCGCGACCGATCATCGCCAAACCAAGGATCTCGGCGCGGTTCCGCAGCGCTACAGCGGCCCCGGCGGCGGGTTCTGCACCTCCTACAACGACCAAATGCGTTGGTGGGACGACCCCGAACACGGGTTTGGCACCCAATGGCGCCGGGTCATCAACGGGCCCTGGCCCGATTTCGCCACCGATACCGATAACCAGGTCGTCTCCCAGGTACACGGGGGATTTCAGGAGTGGTCGGTGCCCGATTCGGGCCGAAACATCCTGGGCGCGCGCATGAACCGCAATCCTGACGGCAGCTGGGCGGGCGACGGGGTGTTCGTCGAGTACGGCGCCGGATACCTGCGCCTGTACTACACGATCAACTTCGTTGAGACCACCTTGCGCAGCTGGCCGCTGGCCATCCCCATCGGGCCGCTGCCGGGCGAGAAGTTCACGCTGGTGTGCGGCACCGAAGATCACCCACGCACGTTCCGCGTGCTGCGCAACGACATGGAGATCTTGTCGGTCACCGAAACCGGCACGGGCTCGCCTCTGGGGGCAGCGCATCGGGGCGTCGGCAACGGCATGTTCGCCGCCGGTGCGGTGATCAGCCAGGCAACACCGTCCGCTATCCGCAAGCTGGCCGCGGGCGATAACGCTGCCGTGGCGCAAACCGGGTTCCTCAAGCGCATCAACATCGGTGATCAGGACATGTACGACGAATACGTGCTGTTCGGGCCGTTCACCAAGGTCAAAATCTACGACGGGCCCGGCTCGGACGAATATGTCGAATTCGGGCCGCTGCTACCCAATCAGGTGGTGTTTTTGCGCACCGATCCGCGCGTGCACACCACCTTGGTGCAAGACCTGACTTCGGTGCCGCCCTCGCCCCAGGAACTCGATTTGTTCCAGGAGGCGGTCGAGAAGTTCATGAGCTTTGCGGGCATGAACGGTACGGCGTTCGCCGATCAGATCAAGTCGCAGTTCGGCATCACCCCGCCGCAAGGCCCGCTGTACAAGTACCTCAAGGGCCGCTTCTCCAAGAACGCGGCGATACCACCGAAATCACCCGGCAATCCCGCGCAGCCGTATTTCGTGAAGGTCTCGATCGAGGGCGGCAACGCCGACTCCAAGATCATCGCCTCGGGCACGCCGCGACGGAGATACCCGCTCTAATGCGCAATGCGATACGCCCCTGCGATCCAGGGGCCATCTCGTGATGCCCATATCCGATGAGCAGCGCTGGGAGGCCGCCAAGCGCTCGGGCGATATCGCGCGGATCGCCACCACCGCCCGCGCCCTGACCGAGAAAAACTCGAAGGTCGACACCAGCTATCGGTTCACCGTCTGCGACAAGATGTGGACCCCCATGGCCTCGGTGGGCTCGGACCTGATGGAGGGCTCGGGCGCCCGGCCGCGCAACGACTGCCCCACCGGAAAGCTGATGCTCAAGGGCAGCTCGCCGCTGATCCAGATGTTCATGGACTGCCGCAACACCCTGGTCGGGGTCGAGATGGAGACCGCCGGCAGCCGCCAGAACTTCTACACCAAGGTTCACCGCTACCGCTACGAAAAGGGCGCGTGGACAGGCAATGTCGAGATGCGCGGCATTTGGGACATCCTGAACTACTACGTGATCTGGCCGACGTGGTGGCTTCCCCTTGCCGCCCAGCCCATTTCGCACGCGATCTTCATCTGGGCGCTACAGACCTGCGTGGAAAACATGGTCGCCGAGTGCGCGTTGCGCATTCAGTCCGGGTGGCTGGAGTTCGTCAACAACGGCCTATCGCTCAACGGCGACATCCGGGCATGGATGGGCACGATCCTGCAGGCCCTCAAGCGTGACGGGCTCTCGGTGCAGACCTTCGGCAAGATGCTGCGCACACCCACCTATGTGCAGCGCACCAACCCGTTCCTGGACACATCGCCCATGTGCGCCAAGACCGTTCGCATGGAAACCTGCGGAACGGTCATCAAGGATGTCACCCGCGCCTACGGTGTGGACACCCGCATGGACCTGTGGCGGCCCGGCGACCCGCAACCGGACAAGTGGGCCAACCTCGATTCGGCCACCTACGTCTTTTCGACCCGGGACCGCCAACAAATCTCGGGACCCACCAAAACCGTTGCCGATTCGGTGATCAAGACCGTCATCGACCTCGGCGGATCACTCGGTGACATCTTCAAGCCAGTCATCCAGCAGGTACCCGGTATGAACGGGGTGTTCTACGCCCCCAAGCTCGGTGTCGATTTCGAGCAGCCCTACGCCTACGTCGTGGCCCCCGAAGAGGGCGAGGACTCCAACATCATCAACTGCGAAATCGCCGACCACACCCCCGAGGGCTGGCAACACATCATCGGCGGCCGTTCTCCAAAGTGGTTGAACGACTTAATGAATGCCACCTTCGCATGGTTGATCGATTCGCTGATGATCGTGGTCGGGTTCTCCGGCATCCCGTCGGATCTGCTCTCGGGATTCCTGAACAACAGCTTCCTGGCGTTCCAGATGGTCCAGGTGTACCAGGTCCGCGACGAGGTGGGCCCCTTTCATCCGGCCATCGAGCGGTTCTACCCGACCGCCAGCGCCCCGTACAACATCGAAACCATGTTCGCGTTCATCAACGCGATTTTCGATGCCCAAGGCACTACCACGGCGCAGGTCACTTTCCGCAACGGTGACCAATATGCCTTGGGCCGAGACATTTTCGAGGGCGGCTTGATGTCGCTGGTGTATCACCGCCGAACCAAGATGATCACCGACTACATCGAAAACACCATGTGGCGCATCACCCCCACCGAGCAGACCACCCTGGTGCAGCTCGGTGACGGCCGCCGCGACGAGGCCCCGCTCGGCAGGATTCAACGCTTCATCACTGGCGCATTCGAAGCCATCAACGTCATCACACTGGCCCCCCAGTCCTAACCGGAGGTAACCCACATGGCTTGGCCTATTGTCGATTTCAACGGCGCACGCTACTACCAGGGACAGGGCTACACCCTGGTCCCGGTCGACGGCACCGGGGTGGCGCACGTGCTGCTGCGCGAAGACGGCGGAATCATGGGAGGGGTGTCCGGGGTCGAGCAGGGCCCGCCCGGAAAGCACGCCGAGTTCGACGAGAAGATCGACCTGACTCCACTGGCCCCCGAAGACGCGACACCCGATTCAGCATTTTTTGAACTCATCACTCCCCCAACGGATACCACGCCCGGCAGGTGGAAGATGCACCTGGCGCTACACACCGGCAAGACCGGTAAAGACGGCGCGACACGCTGGAATCCGCTGGACCTGTCGACCAATCCCAAGGCGGGGTGGATTCCGGCCGTCAAAACCGACCTACTCGGTTTTGAGCTTGTGCCGCAAAAGGTTGCCGAGGTGTTCTACCCGGGCGAAATCAAGAACATCGGTACGGGCAACGCGAACGGGACTATGGCCGCGATCGACATCCCTCCCCGCCCGTGGCCTCGGCGCATCCGCGCACAAGGCCAAACGGTCGTTACCGGCGAAGCGGCCGACGTGCGCGTGAATCTGCTGGCCCGGCTCAACGGCGAGGCCAACGGCAACATCGTGGGCCGCTGCGTGGGCATCGCCCAGACTGATCGGCTGGCGTTCTCACCGGGCAAGCCCATCGGCCCCGGCAGCACCACCGACGACTACGACACCATCCCCGCTGGCACCTCGGCCACCGTACACATCCGGTGCGAGCGCCAAACCGGCACATCGACGTACACAGCCACCGCCGCGATGTCGCACTTCAACATCGAGGCCTGGCCGCTGTGACCGACAACCTGCCCGAGATCCCCGATTGGGCAAGAGATGTCCCCTCGGCCCCGGTACACCGCGAGCAGGGCGGCGGGCTCACACGGCCGTTCACAGCCCAACAGCTCCAGGAGTTCGGCAAGGGGTTCATTGAGCAGTTCCTCGGTCGCGTGGTGCTCGCGGTCATGGGGCACCTCATTCCCGGCGTGGGTTCGTTTGATCAGCTGCGCGAGTGGGCCAAAGACAAACCTGGTCTCGGCGATCTGGTCGAGCTGCTGACCGGGATCGAGGACGGCGACGAAAATGATTTAGGGACATGGGCCCTCGGTATCCGCAACGCCCTGGCGGGCATCGATCTGGCCCACCCCGAATCGATCCTGACCGCTATCGCCAAGGTGGCGGGCCAGTTCCTCAAGGGCGTCATACCGGCGTCGTGGGTGGCTGATGTGGCCCACGACCTACTGGGCGGCGCTGGCGGATTCACCGACCCGAAGATGGTCGAGGACAACCCGTACTGGCGATTCGACGCCGCCCAGAACGGGCACCTGTCGGGCAAGTCGATCTACGTCAACGCCGACGGCCATCTGTACGTGATCAGCGTCAAAGACCCTTTCGAGGTGGCACCGGGTCAGACCGTGGACATGGGCGCCTCGGCGATGTGGCAGGG